GAAGAAGGAAAGGCAGGCTACCACGTCGTCGCTTATAGAGGAGGGAAGTATGAGATCATCGCCATAAGCGAAAATCTCTTTGCCAATCGAAAAAGGTAACCCTTTAAGATTGGACAGGCCGCTCATTATTGCCAGAAACAGTAATGTTTCAAGTTCAAATGTGTAGCCATTCCCCATGCTTGAGAACTTCTCAAGCCTCACCCACCGGCCGTCCACAAAGGTGAACGGACTGCGTAAGGTGGACAACAAGTCAAACCACTCCGAAGGGAGTAGGAGTTTGACGAAGTTGAAAGCGACAGTATCACTTGCGTTCGATAAGTCAATGGTACTCAGAGCCCCCGTGAGGGAGCCCTCTTGTGCCAAGGATCTGTGAAGATCCTGCCCTGTCGTCAAGTCAATCCCTGCTTGCTTTAAGCGCTGACGGATTACTCCGCCAACACCTAGCTGCAGAAATATATTGAGTGAGGGCTCGACGCATATGCCTCGATCTTTCTTGGCGTCCTTAGGAACGGTTACAAACCTATTCCCACGAACGTCTTTCGGATCGGACATGTTCGAGTTGCACGAAAGTATAGCTCTGAACCAAGCAGTTTCCTCCCAGAAGGGAAGAAGACACCTGGCTTCTTTCGTGATGGTGGGACGAGACGACATTTTGTCAGGTATCGTGGTCAGTTGACCGCGATCTTCCAACGTTGCACCTGGGCCGAATTTTCCGGCAATGCCGCGAGGCAATGGACCGAGAATTCTCTTAACCTCTTTTCGCATACTATCAATAAGTTGATACCAGCGTTCTTCCTTAGGATCTGACAGATCGTTTTGGAGGAATCGGTTGAGACTGACGTTAGTCAGAGCGTTACGTTTCTCACACTCATAGAAAGTGGAGACGGCTACCTTTTTTCTGTCGAGTCCCGGGATTTTAAACCCGGGAAACTTCCTTAGGAGCTCTGAAACAGAGTTGTCCTTAAAGAATGAGGCAGAATCTAGATAGTGCATAGGATCAGTGGTCAAAGAGACCAACTGATCCCACTCGCGATATTTCAGTAGCAAAGCTACCGAAAGTGACCGCGCAGTGTTGGTGTCCTCGCATAGAGCGAGGACAACCCTCTCCAATGGCAGGCTGAGGGACATGAGACGAGACTCCTTATGAAGGGTTAATATTCCGGGCTGTAATGGTCACCGGAGTGTCCAAGTACTAATTCGCAGTGACCGCCCCCTGGAAAGGACGGTATGTGAAGACACATTGGGTTCTCCGGCAGATTGATTCAGCCGGGAGCATAACCCGACTTCAGGGAATCCTGAATCAAGTCAGAC